AAATGCATTCTTTCAACCCAATCAAGAGTGTCCTGATAAGATTTAAGAGTTTTTTGAGGATCAGGAATTTTAATCAAATCATACTTCGGTATTATAGACCGAGCATTGAGATAAAACATATTTGCATAAAAATGACAAAGCCTCATATAAGTCATAGACCTATAAAAAAGATACCACGAAAGATTACGAAGGTTCTGTTCATTTGCACCAAGGTTTCGCATATACTGCCTAAGCAACTCTTTATTAAAGACACTAATGCTTTTAGTTTGAGTTTGGTTAATATCTCTTAAACGAACAGCCTCTTTATGAGCTTCGTCATATTTCGCAAGCTGCGACTCATATTTTTGAATTAACTCTTTCTGTTGAGCCACAGTCAGTTTCTTTCCATTATTGGTTGCCGAAGATGCCGAGGCTTTCTTCGGAGAAGTGTTTTCTTTCGCCATAGACACCTCCTAGTTTCTATTTGTTTTATGTCCAACTTGATTCTCTTTTCATTGGCCTAATGATCAAAGAATCAAGTAATGATTTATTATTAGTGGTGGTACGCTTTTGAGTAAGATGCTTTCTACGCTCTTGCTGAAGAGCATAGGCAAGCAGACAGGCTGTATAGAATCTATCGTCATGCAATTTTCCTGCCTTTTCTGGTGCAAGATCAAATGAGTCTCTTCCAGAATCTCGCTTCTTACGCACAATATTTACTATTTCTTCTTTCATGGCATCAATATTAGCCAAAGCTAATTCTTCTTGCCAATCAAGCTTAATGGTTCTTGTAGACACAGACTGAACTTTAGACAACTCTGCTTCAAATTGTTCTTCAAACTGTTCTTTACTCAATTTTTTCTTTTTGAGTTTTTTCTTGATATCGGCTTTTGCTTTTTCCAATTTTTCTTCATCGACATCAAAAACCGTCAAATATCCTTTATTGTCATATGGAGCAGTAAAGCTGATCTTATTTTGATTGGTTAACTCAATCAATGCCTCCGCCATCTCTGATTTATACGCAGTCGGAGACATCAAATGTAATTTATTAACAGCATTTGGAAATCTCTTTACATACTCAGCAGAATAATCTTTATCAATTAGTCCTCTATGTAGTTTTCCCGATTTATCTGCCCAGTCTTCCATCAAGAAGTCAGCAATATTAACGCCGCCTCCACCAGATCCTGCATCAATATAAATTCCAATAATATTCCCATACGCATCTAAGCCAGCATTATATTCAAGAATCAATTCTTTTAAATATTTTATTTGATCTGGAGTCTGCATAGGAGATTTTATCTTTTTGCCTATATCCATAAGATTAACACAATTACATATCCGCATTTTTATGTCATCGTCACCATTAACATCCGTATCATGATAAATTTCACCTACGGATATGACACTATTATCTCTGGACCGTGCAGGGTCATAAGCAATTACAAACTTTTTGTCACCAGTATCGTTAGATAATAAAGGTCTACGGGTTTCCTCGTTTCTAGTAATTGTTCCTCTACGGATAATAGCATCTGCACCCAAATCTGTAGTAAAAATACAATAATACTCACGCCTAGCCTTTTCTGGGTTTCTTCGCATCTCAGACTCAACAGTAGACCGAGAAAGAAGAGGAGCAATTAATTCACCATGTAACGTAGGCTTAAAAGCCTGTTCACAATCTATATGTAAAACAGCGAAATCCCTATTACCCATAATTTGCTGTTTTGAAAAATCTCTATACAACTTATAAAATTCTGTATCCGTGCTAGATGCAGAAGATATATAAAATTTTTGATATGGAAGATTTGTCGCAAAAGTTCTCTGTCTTACAGGATCAATAGATTTTCCAGACGAATCTTTGCCAGTTTTTAAACTCTTATTAGTTACAGCAAAAGCACCATAAACAGCTAACATTTCGCTTGACAGAAAACCACATTCATCAAATATAACAGTCCCACGAGCGCCACGCTTGGCATCTACGTTACTATTTAATGTGACTGTCTGCGAACCATTGTATAAGTTATAAGAAAAACCATTTGATGAGTGACTAAAACCGTCACCAGATGCATTCTTAATTTCCACTTCATCTTTAAAAATATATCCAGTTGAGCCACTAAAGGTATCAATATTATCATTGGCGAGTTTTTCCAGAGTGGTAAACGTTTGTTCTGCCTGTCCACCCGTACCACTAGCTATATACGTCCATACATTACAAAACGCCATATCCTTAGCCATTGTTTCTAAATCAATAACTGTGGATTTCCCATAGGATCTGGTACATACATACAGTACATTAGGACAGAACCACGATCTTTGTACCATTAATGCCTGCCCATCTAACAATTCAATATTGAACATAATGTCAATCATCTGGACAGGATTACACTGAAAATATTTTTGCATTTTAGCTATTTCCAATAAACCGTCAATTTTCCGTTGAGATAAAGGATAATTAATCGGTTTCACAAATACACCGTAGTCTTTATAGAAATCTTTATCATAATCATCAGGAACCCATATATTATTTTGAGTCAGCATCCTCAGACACCTCCTCATCTTCAGCAGCGGCAAAGATTGAATAAATCTCTTTTAAATTGGTATACTGCTTATCTGGCTGCATATTGTTCTCTTCCAGATAGTCTTTTAAATCTAAATTTTCCTGAAGTAAAATTCTATTAATTTCTTTATACTGATCTTTTTCGTTGCGAAGATTAACAATGACTTCTCGCATTTCAGCAACCATATCAGACCATTCTGATTCGTCTAATGCCAATTGCTTCATAATAGATGCATCACTTAATTCTTGAACCTGTTGCATCCCCCGACAAGTCTGAATATCAAAGCCATTAACATGTGCAGACCTTAAATTCAAATCTCGTATTTTTTTGATTTTACCAGTCCAAGTGTTCTCACCTTTCTTGGCATTTTTACTATTTTTTAAACTGATACAGCTTTCAGCGGCTAAATCTTTTATCTGGGCAACAATTTTAGCCTTACTTTCCTGTAAACTTTTTACCGTAGCAGAATTATTAGCTGTCTGATTTCTATCCCCAGTAAGTGTTGCAATACTATTATCTATTTTTTGTTGCTGAAGAAAGTTGCGTACTATCGCTATGCAACTAGCAGTCCGCATCATATCGTCATTTCCACTTTCATCAGCATCTAATAATCCCAATAACTGCGAGTATAAAAAAGGTTGATCAGAAATAGATTCATCCTCAAACGGATCATAAGAAAGCAATCTGACCACATCCGCTTTATTCTTGAGAAAATCAGAATAGGTATCCTGATCCTCACGCCCTTTTATTACATCTTCAGCAGTTTTTTCATCTTCATATACAATATGCTCTTTAAACATATCTGAATCCCGCCAACCAAGTCCAGTTTGTTGCGGAAGAGCAGAATTTTTAACTAATGAAGTCCATACATTATTTTTCGTGTTTCCTAATGCTTCATTAGTACTTTCTGCAATACTCGCATCCCACAATTTGTCAGTAAATGCACGGTTCAAATAAAAAAGAGCCTCTTTACATGACTCCTTGGTTGGTTCATGTTCTTCATTATTTAAATCGACTCTCATAGCGAGTCGCCTAGCACAATCTTTACAAATTGCAGTATAACCACTTTGCGACCGAGGATCCGTGTCAATATAAAACCTATCTGCGGGTTTCTTCTTGCCACAAAGATGACACCACAACTTTCCTTTTTCATTTTCTAATTCTTCTTCAAGTTCAACAACTCTTGCACGAGCTTCGGCAGCGGTCATTTTATCCACTGTCAAAGGCTGCATTTTTGTTGCCTTTCCTTTAGAACCTTTGGATTTTGCTTTGGTAGCCAAATGACCACCTCCTTTTTCCTCTTTATTCCTTCAATCAAGAAAGTCTCACATCAGACTCGAACTGATACCGCCAGTTTGGAAGACTGGAGTGCTAACCATTAACACCAGTAAGACATAAAATAAGAGCAGTTTTTCAAGCTGCTCTTATTTTCATCAATTGAGCTTTCTGTTTATTAAACTCTCCGCGCTCTACAGAGAGAAGATTTAAATCGTCCACTAAAGCAGGACCACTCTCTTAAAAGCCCGCTACTTGGTCCGCATTGTTAAGAGGCGTGTAGGGTTCTTATTATCATGAAAGTTCAATGGGACAAATAGCCTTTATCTTATTATCATCACAAATCACAACAGTCTGTGATGCTTTCCCTCTAAGGCGTTTACGTTCCGTAAATTCATCGCCATCAAACAGCGATCCGCTCTGTATAACCTTTACTCCGCTAACATCATTCATTGCAGGATGATGCATATGCCCCATTAAAATTGCATATGGGAAGTATCCAAGATATGCACATAATTTCTGTATACTTGTATCAGAAATACCATCCCAATCCCCATGGACAATCAGATAATTCTTATTCCCAATAGAAAATTCAGTATAAGTGTTTTGAGCTTCGTCTCTTCCTATATAATATTTCTCTTGATGAGCAAATATATGGCTTAAGAACCACGGCACGAGATTATCTAACTTTTCACCCAATAGCGAATCATCTGCATTCTTTTCTATTCTACTATGATTCCCTGGTACGCTATAAAATTCAATCTGCTCAAAGATGCCACCAAGTTTATATAAGAAATCAGCTATTAATTCACAGGCTGTCATTGTCTGATCTACCGCATTTTCCCTATTAACGATTTGAATGGTCAAATGAATAATGCCTGATACTAAATCACCTAAAGCCACACATACACACTTTTTTGCACTGTATATTTCGGCAAGGCTTTTAATTTCTTTAATATATTTACTCAGCCGTTCCTTGGCTATCTCAATATTATAAGTAAGTGTTTCCAATCCAAGATGTAAATCAGATAAACAAACAATCATTGTATTCTGATTCTCTGAGGAAGAAGAGTAAAGATAGCTTACAGAATTCATTGAAAATGGATATCTCTCCTTACCAATCTGCTCAATCCGTTCTTCAATAATTCTGATATTCTCTTCATGTCTTGCTTCGTCACGAAGAAGCTTGTTTAACTCATTCCTTTCATCTTGTAGCTTTCTTTTAGCTTTGTATATTTCTTGCTCTTTGGCAACTAATTCTTTAGCTGCCTCATCAGAAGATTTGCCTATAACCTTATTCTTATAAAATTCTCTAACAAAGTTCCCGCCCAGTATATTGCGGCCCATAGACTCTGATATACGTCTGCGGTCATAAGGAAGATTATATTTCTCAATGATTTCACCCCAATCTATATCAGAGACTCCGTTTATTTTATCTCCGCAATCCTGTAAAAATTCTTCATACTTCTCAGGGGTTAAACCCACTAATTTTAACTCGTTTTCTACATTCAAAACCATAAGCTCCCCCTTTGATTATATGAATCAATCAAAGTCGCTACTCTCCAGTTCAAGAACTTCTTCAGTTTTCGTAGAACATGTCAGGGTAAAAGGCTCCTCACCATAAATCTCTGCTAAATTACCAACGAGATTAATTTCTTCGCCTGTTTCAAAATCAACGACTTTATTTTCTTTAATCATAATATCTTTATACTTAACATCCGTCTTTACAGTTCTCTTTGCATCCATATTATTTCTCCTTTTATTCATTACAGTATATAATTGATACTAATATCTTTACCAATAATCTTATGCACAACACCATTCTCTTTAGCTTCCTGTGCAAACATATAGTATTCATTCTTTTCTTTTTCAGCAATAAATTCAGGAGTCATAGTTGTATGATCCAGAATATGCTGTTTTAATCTTTCATCCATATCGTTAAAGAACTCCATAATATCTTTAACCTTACTGGTCGTATTAGAAATGGCAACATCCCCCTCATGCTGACAGAAAATAGAATTTGTAAACGCCACTCTGTCAGGACACGACAGATAGATATGATATGCCATAGACCCAACTAATGAGAACGCCACGCCAATAATAGGAGTCTTTGAAGCAGCAATAACGTCCATTAACATTGCACCAGAGAAGAGATCTCCACCTGGACTATTAAAATAGATTTTAATAGGCTTTCGTTTCTTTACAGGAATGCCAGCTTTATTATCTTCTGCATTCCATTTAAGAATGTATAATACATGATTCTCAAGCAAATCCTCATCTACTTCTGTATTAAACACAAGAATTCGTTTATCACTAAATTCATCTATTATTCCTTGAGTAGGATTTCCCATTCCTTTTTCTTCCATAGGGCTGAATACAATATCTGCCATATTCCGTTTTCTCCTTATATATTTAAATTAGCAAATAATCTGCTTGTTTCACTGCGAACATCATCACCTAAAAAGACACATCCAAACATTGGATTACCTTTAAACTGCTCACACATTCGCACTAATGGGTTTGATTCACTGTTTTCTAATAGCGACTGTTTGTAGTCGCCC